GGTAGTGCTCATCGTGTATTCTCCAGTCAGCAAGCCGGCTGGGCCGGCGGGTCAGTCCTGTCGCGGGCAGGAAAGAGGGTTAGCCCAGGGCCTCGTCGAGGGCGGCCTTCTCGGCTTCGGCAGGCGACTTCGGCTTCTCGAGAGAAGCGAGGCCCGCGGCGCGATAATTGACGAGCTCGCCCGCGCTCACGTCGGTCATCTCGGTGCCGCGCTCGAAGTATCGGGTCGTGCCGGCGTCCTTGAAATCGCGGGTCGCATAGTGCGGCTTGGCGTCGGTCTTGGCTGCGGGCTTGGCATCCGTCTTCGGCTTCGAATCCATCTTCGTTCTCCTTCAGGCAGGTTCGTCGTAACTGACGGTGAAGTCCTGATTGCGCTCGTAGCTGTCGTTGGGGCCGTTCAATTCGGGGCCAGCACCGGCAGTCAGGACGGAAAGGTTAGTCGCGGCATCCATTGCGGGGATGACGAGCCCCGCGCGCCCGGCGGAGCGCACCAGCTTCATTATGGTCGCGCGATCGCGGTAGTTGGACGCCCGCACAGTCACCGAGACTCGCTCGGTGACGCGCACCTTTTCTTCCAGCGCCAGCGTCTGCCGATCGACGATGCTGATCGAGCGAACGAGCAACACCGGCAGGGCCTCGTCGTCGCGCAGCCGGCCGCCTTTGATCGCTCCAGCACGGACAACCTTAGTCAAAGCCAGATTGTCGCGAAGCTGCGCTCCGATGATCTCGCTTCCGGTCATTCGGTGTCCCCTTCAGCTGGCAGCGCGGAACCGCGTACGCGGGTGTCGATGTAGTTCTGTGCCGCTGCGACAGCATCACGCCGCTTGACGTCCCGCGCCGTCCGCAACCATGGCTCTGCCGGCTTGAAGCCCGGATGCCAGACCGTTGCACCGACAGCCTCGCCGCCGATTAGGAGCGTGGCGCCTGGGCCTGATCGACCTTCCTTCGCCGCAGCGGTGTCGAGGGTGTTGATCCGTGCGGCCGTGCGCCCTTGGCCGTGCCGGGGATCGACGCTGATGAAATGCGCGCTCGTGCCGTATTCTAGCCAGGTGCCGAGCGATCGCGGCCAGCCTTCCTGAACGGTGATCCGCACCTTGATCGTGCCGTCCTGATCCTTCGAACGGCCGATTTCGACGCCATTGCGAACGGCGTCAGAAGCGACACGCGCCTTTGCCTCGTCAGCAATCACCGTCGCACCAACCCGCGCGGCACCACGCAGGATGCGCTTGATCTTGTCGGGGATCTCATCGCGCCGGCGCTGTTCAGCTTCCCGACCCTTCAGCGTCGGCATCAGCCGTTACTCGACGCGTTGTAGCTCTCGACCATGAACTCTACTTCCTCGCGGAAGCCGACCTCAGCAGGTCCAGAGATGATCTGGACAATCCGCTCGCTCCGCCAGATCGGGTTGCCGTCGTCGTCCTTGGCCTCGCGCCCGATGTTGAAGCGCATGCTGGCGTCAACGTCGGTGCGATACCGCATTCGCACGCGTGCCGGCCGCTTCGTAATGTTGATCCCCTCGCCCGCGCTTTCGGCTCGGCTTGGCAGCACGTCCTGCACGCTTGCCCACGCGGTAGCGAGATGGATCCACGGGTCAGAGCCGGCGGAGTCGAAGCTGTCGTCTTCAGCCTTTTTCTCGATCCGAAGACGGCGATTGTAACGGCTCGCCTTGCCCTTGCCGACCGTCACAGCTTGTGCAGTCTGTAATCGCCACACAGACGACGCGCCGATGCCTCGGCTTTTGCGAAAATGTCGCCACCTTCGCGGTCGTTATCGTAAGCGCTGATCAAAACAAGCATGGCGCGACGCATGTCCCGGGGAACCTCGTCGGTGTCCTCATAGCCAGCACGGACAAGAACGGTCACGGCACTACCGCAGGTAGGCCACCGCGCGCCCGCAGCAGGTACGACGACAGCCGGACGATCGGATGATGCTAGGCGCGCACCGTAGAGGTTCGTCGCTGCTCCAGTTGCCGGTGTGTAGCCTATGCCTACGACCGTGTCGGGCTTGATCGGCCATGCTCGCAGAGAAAGGCGGTCAAAAGACGCAAACCGTTCCGTGACTTCGCGGGCGACAAGAATATGACCGGTGTACCGCTCAACCCAAGCTGCAGCATCCGCAATGAAGTCCTTAAGATCGGCATCTTGTGAGGTATCGCCCTCTTCGAGCTTCACCTGCCGGCGCGCATCTTCGATCGAGACAGGGATCGGCATGAGCCACCTCACGAAATGGGGCGGCACCGGCCGAGGCCGATGCCGCAGGGGGGTCAGCCCCCCAGGTTCTTCTTGACCGCGTCCTCGGAACTGAGGTGTGGATCGTTGAAGTCGATCTGGTTCGCGATGACCGGCTGACCTTTGCGCGGATTGTTGTCGACCGCTGGATGATCGACGTCGATGCGGGCAACGATCTCCGGCTCGATAAAGACGCCGCTTGCGGCGACGTCGGTTGCGGGCGTCAGCGTGTCTTCCGTCATGCCGGCGGTATCAGACACGCCGGGGACGGCCGAGGGCTTGATGTCGGTCGTATCGACCGTCGATTTCGTACCAGTCATCTTGGTAGCTCCCATAGTTCCGGGGCCGACGCGCTGGCCGGCCCCGTCAGGTTTACGCTGCGGCGCCGATGCGCAGAGCGCGCATAGCGGTTGGGTTCTTCACGCCGCCGCCGACACGCTTGGTCGTGTAGAAGAGGACGAACGGCTTCGCCGTGTACGGATCGCGCAGAACGCGGACGCCCGTGCGGTCGATGACCTGGTAGGTCTCGACCATGTCGCCGTAGAGCGCGGCAATGTTGCCGGCCCCCACGTTAGGCATGCCAGGCATGTCAACGACCGGCTCGCCGGCGAGCGACGGCGGCACGCCAAGCGCAAGGCTGGGCTGCCACAGGTAGGCGCCGTCGGCAGTCTTCAGCTTGCGGAAAGCTGCCTGCGATGCCCGGTTCATGTAGAACTTGGCGTTCGCCAGGAACTCCGCCGGCAGATCGGCCTGCAGGTCGAACAGCGCGTCGCTGGTCACCTTCGTCGCATCGCCCGACGTCAGCGCGAGGATCGCGCCATAGGGGTGCTTGGCGGCGTTCGAGCCGCCGGTGACGTAGGTGAGCACACCATCAGGCTTGTTCGAGCCATCACCCGACAGGAAGGCGATTCCCTCCTGCTTATCGAACTCGCCGGTCACCTCATCGGCGAGCCATGCCTCGATGTCGATCTCGGCATCGTCGATCAGTCCCTGCGAGGCTGCGGGGTTGGCGTAGATTTCGCCCATCGTGAAACCGAGCGACGTCAGGCCGGGCGTGGTGGTCTGCGGACGGGCTGCCGTTTCGCCGACCCAGCCGCTTCCGACGACGCCGTCGGAATAGACCTTCTTGAAGCCCGCGCCGCTGATCGTGATGACCGAACTGTTCTGACGCATTGGCGAGACGAGCTTCTGACGCTTGCTGATCGAGCGATCCCACTCGATCGGCGCCAGATAGCCGCCTTCGCCGTCCGTCTTGGTCGCGGCCGCACGCAGTTCCTCGAGCTTCGCGGTCGGCGCACCGCCCTTGAAGTACGCCTGGAACTGGCTGGTATACTCCGGATCGCGGACCTGTTCGCCCTCATCGTTGCCGAGCGATGCCTTGAGGTTGACGCTCTCGATCGCCGCTTGGAGCTTGTCGAGGTCGGCTTCGACTTTGGCGAGCTTGTCGGTCGTGACGACGTCGGTCTTGCCCGCCTTGATCTCGTCCAGCGACGCCGTGTGTGCAGTCTTGAACGCCTCGAACGCGGTCCCGAGGGCTTCGATGCTATCGATCTTTTTGGGCTGAGCCTCGGCGCGCACGGCGATGAGGCCCCGGCCCGTCGCGGCAGTGCCGCGGAGGGTGGTCATCTTGGTCATGTCTGTTCCTTCAGACGGTTAGGGCAGTCAGGAGCGCGGAGAAATCCGGCTCCGGTTCATCGCCAGCGCGGGGCGTGGCAGGTTCGGCAGCGCTACGCGTACCCATCGCGCGGTACAGGTCGCGGCGCGCAGAGCGCGGCACGGCATGCTTCGCGAGAAAGCGATCGAGCGATGGCTTGTCGCTCGGAAAGTCGTCACCGGAGGCATAGACGGGCATCTGCGCCTCACGCTCCATGAGGGAATCGGCTAAGCCGGCGTCGATGGCTTCCTGACCGCGCAAGAATACATCTTGCCCGGCAATCATGGCCTCGAACTCCGCAATCGGCCTTCCCGATCGAGCGGAGTATGTCTCGCACATGGCCGTGTCGATGTGAGCCAACGTCTCCCAGGCGTCGCGCATCTCCGACTTGGTGCCGAAGAACAATCCGCGCGCCTCGTGGATCATGATCTCGGCATTCGCTGCGATCACAATCTCGTCGCCTGCCATGGCGATGACTGATGCCGCAGACGCCGCGATACCGACGACCTCGACCCGGACCTCGGCATCATGGCGCCGCAGCAGGTTGTACGCCGCCACGCCCTCGAAATAGTTGCCGCCCGGCGAATTGATTTCGACCGTGATCGGCTTGCCAGCAACGGAACGCAGCGCGCCCGCAATCCGTGCGGTGGTGATACCGCCGCCATCGCCGTCGTCGCCGATGTAGCCGAAAATTGAAATCGTCGGCCGATCAGACGCCAGCGCCGTGACCTCGACCTTTTCGAAGCCAGCAGCGAGGGCTCGCGTCTCGAACTTCCAGTCAGACCCCGAACCTACGTTCGCGATCTCCGGCGGACGCTGAGCCGCCAAAACGGCGCGGAGGCTACTTTTCGTCATCATCTTGATCCTCAACGATGGCCGCGGCTGTCGTTCCTGCGCGGGGTTGGAGGCCGAAGCCGTCCGGATGCGGATTCATGTCGAGGGCCTCACGAGCCTCGTTTGCTTCCATGAACGGCTTGCCGCCGCCGCGGCCGAGCGCGCTCGCGAGGAAGTCCGACTGGTTCTTCATGGATCCGCGCAGCAGTGCGCGCTCGTTGAACTTGGCGTAGAGAACGGTGCCGTCGCGGGCCTGCTTCTCTTTGCGGCTCAGCAGGCGCCAGATCGCCTCTTCCCAGATTACGAACCACGGCAGGAGGCAGTAGACCACGAAATACAGGCCCAGCTGCTCAATGCCGCTGCCCCACGCGGTTTCGTCAAACATGAGCAGAGGGCGTGGGACGCCAGTGAAGCGAGATCCCTGCTCCGCTTCGAACTTGCGAAGCTCGACCAACTGATTCTCGCGGGCACTGCCGGAGAATGGCTTTGGCTCCATGCCGCCTTCCAGCAGCATCCATTCGCCGGCAGCGTCTTCCCCCGAATAATCGTCGCGCAGGCTTGCCTTCAGCCGGGCGAATGCCTCGTCGCTGAGCTCGTCCTTCATCTGCAAGGCGCCGCCAGCCATGACGCCCTTAGTGAGCATTCGTGCGACAGCCTTCTCGGCAACGTGCGCAAGGCCGATCGTGTCGGCTGCGACGTCGAGCAGGCCCAGGCCGTTCAGTCCATCGAGTGAGACCGGCGCGCGAAAATGAAAGACGTCCTCAGGTCCCAACGTCTCTGGGCGCCCGCTTTTCGGCGTATGGCGGAAGCGCAGGTTACCTCCATTCCATTCCTTCTTGACCGTCTTTCGCTCAAAAGGGACTAGCGCTTGGATTTCGCCATTGAGGCGAACGACGCGGGCATAGGCATTGCCGTCGAACAGCGCCGCCAGCTGCATGAAACTCTTGAACTCATTCGGCGACATCGCGCCGTTGCCGAGCGGGTCGGTCTTCAGCACCGAATAGAGTGGGTGGTCGACCGCCTTCTCGGTCGTACCGTCAGCCTTCCGTCGCAGCAGCGACAGCGGCAGCATCCCCATCGATCCCGCGATCAGCGACGTGCCGCGGTAATAGACGGAATTGCGCATCGCCATACGGTCAGTGACTGCGACACCGGTGAGCGATTCCCGCCCGCCACGAAGAAACGCACCGAGCACTGGATCCTGATCACCGTTCGCGATGTCGTGGACCGAGTACGCGTAAACGCGACGTTGCTCGACCGCTTCGCGCGACGATGAGAACGAGCGGCGGAATTTGGCCGCGCGCTGATAATCGGTGGGCGACATTCCCGCCATACGCCCTCCTTAAACCCGGCGAATGCCGCGGGACTCGTAAACCGACTTCTTCTTCGGCTTGACGCTCGAGACCGCCGCACCGATCGCCATCGTGGTGGTGACCATGCCGTCAATGCGCCCGCGTGATTTCTTCTTGTTGAACATGCGGTTGCCTTGGCCGTCTGCGTCGATTGCGGCGTTGGCAGCGCAGCTATAGGTCACCGGCGAGTTATCGATGACAATGCGCTGGTCGAGGATCGCGTCCTCTATCTTCGTAATCGAATGTGGCATGCAGAGCTGCCGGTCTTCGAACATCACGCGTGTGCCCTGCGCATGCGCGACGATCTTCAGCCCGCGGCCGGTGGGTTTGTCCGGGCCGCCGTAGAGCCAGACCTCAAGCCCGACTTCCGCACATGCATCCATGAAGCTCGAAATGAAGGCCGGATCAGCGACCATTTCGATGACCTTCTGCTCGGCGTAGAGCTTGGACACCTGCATCGCGACGAACGTGTAATCAATTGTCGCACCCGGTGTGGCGACGAGGAACCCATCCTCGACCCACTCGACGTAAGGGGCGTGATCGCGCTCACCCTTTTCCTTAAGGTGGCCGGCGGTGGTGCCCGCCGCTGTCCAATACCAGCTCTTCACCGCCAGAGGCTCGTCGCCGATGGGCTCCCAAGCTGCGCTGACTGCCGTCAGATCGTTCTTCTGCGAGAGATCGAGCGCCAGCCGGCAGAACCGGTTGCGCATGGCGGTGTCATCGACCGGCCCCTGGACAGCGGCCCACTTTTCCTCGTCGATCCAGAAGTCGGCAGACGCAGTATCAACCCCGAAATACAATCGCAGGACGCTCGACTTGGTCGACGGCCGCAACAGCGCGGAGGCAACCGTCTCGCGAATATTCTCGATCGGGAAGGTCTCGCCCAGCGCCGGTAGCGACTTCTGCCAGGCCTTCTCGTTCTCGAACACAGTCTCCCGGTCAGCCTTGTCGATCCGCGCGACGAACGCGAACGCTGTGTCGTCGCGCGCCTCACCCTTGGCAATCTGCTGGTACATGTCCGAGTAGGACGTGCCGACATGCTGCGAAGTGGCGGGCGTGTTCGTTCCCATCAGCATCAGCGCGTGACCGGCGACCTTGTCGATGCCGCGCTTCCACGTCTGCAACACGTTTTCGTCGGTAAGCTCATGGATCTCGTCGCCCGCGACATAGTTCGGTCGCGGACCGGAAAGGC